CTTGCGGCTTCACAAGCTGAACCATATACTTTGTCGGTTGTTAATTCAAGAACTTTTTTAGATGTCTTATTTAATTCACCAGTTTTTCCAAACATATGATTCAACTCTCCTTTCTGCGCATCTCTAATTTTTTGTTTGGTTATTTCAGTATGTTTTCCTTGGCCATTGCCGCCACGTTCAACATTATAACCATTTTCTTCCACTAATGAATGATAAACTTCTGTAATATAATATCTTTCTCTATCATCTAACTCTTGTTGAGTTTTTATATTATCTTCAAGAATTTCAAATTTAAAGTTATCAAAACCATATTTTCTCATTGCTCTTATGATAACTCTTGGATTTTTATTCCATTTATATTAATTGAGGTAATTCTTTTTTCTTTCTTCAAGAGTTTTTGTTGTTTGCCCAATATATACTTTATTATTTACAATATTTGTAATCTTATATATTAGCATTTTTAATTTTATTTATTTAGTATTCACCGTTAGCCCATTATAAATGGACACCCTATATTTATAGGTTCACTATCTACTCCTCTAGACATTCCTGTCTAGCGTGGCCATTTTGTTAACCATTCGTGGTGCTCATCGAATTGATCTGGTAGTTGAACGTCTGCACGGAATCGCGGATTTCTTTTGCTAAATCTTTCTTAGCAAATTCTTCTGCTTTTTCGGTATCAAATCCCCAATCAATATACTTTCTAATATAATCTTTATAGCTCATGCGGACGTAAGGGGCCAGGTGCGTAAGGGAAATGGTGCACCCGCCGTACTGTGAGCTGGCTACTGCGGTGATACTCTGAGTCAATACAGTAGTAGCCGTAGACAAACGATGCTGAGGATCAATACGGATACCGTTAATGACCGTGCCATTCTGCAACATATCCTCCGCGTTAATAAGACAGCAATTATTGAGGGCGTTCTGTGCAAGGTAGTCCATATCATGTTCGTGAATAATACCAGCATCATGCGCTTCACAGATGTCAGATGTAAGAATTTTGCGGCGACTAATATCTGTGCTAATAATACCTGCAAGATAATCACGCTGAACAGTTACAACATCCGCATCTTTATTGGAATTCTCAGTTTTCCAATATTCATTTGTGCCATCAAGCAACTCCATGACTGCATCATCAATTACATTTCCTCTTGCTTGATTGCGTTTTTCTCTGTAAAGAATAAATGCTTTAGCTACATCTTTCCGTTTAGTGCTAGAAAGACCACGTTCAACATAATCTTGAATCTCTTCGATGGTAAGCTGCTTTTCTTCAGCCTTTTCCTCGATAAAATCAGCAATGTTACCCGCCTTAACCTCGGCATATTCAGAAATGTCTCCATCCACAGCCTTGAATGCAGCTAGCACCGCATCCACAATTTTAAACTTATTGAATGGCTGAGTTGTGCCATCTCTTTTAATAATATTCTGCATATTTACCTCCTAAAATATATAAATTAGTTTAAGGAACTAAACATATATGATTTTTGTTTTAATAAGATTAATTAATTATGACTTTCTGTTGCATAGTCATAATAAAAGTTATTAGGTTTATGAGTACCAGTACTATCACTTGGACCTCTTGAAGTGTCAGGATAATAATAAATATCTTCACCTAAATAAGGCGAACGATGATAAATCTGCTGAGAAGGAGTTTCAATCTTGTTGACTCCTTCTTTTAGCTCACGATACTTCCGCAGGTACCAGTCACTTTTGGAATAGTCCTCGTCCCCATTCTTTGCAGCAGCTCGATACCGATACTTCCAAGCATTGCACAGGCAAAAATTCATAACTGCATCTTTGCCAAATACCAAGAGCATCTCATCAATACACTCCATTGCGCCACCGCGTTCATAATGGGCGGGGTGATTTACGGAATCACCCTTCGCCGCCTTCTTCTTGTCCTGCTCTGCCATACTTTAATTCAATGTCCTTTCCTTTAACATTAGTGATTAAATACAACTGATGTCCAATAGTCTTGCTATATGTTTTTGCGGTAAATGTATCATCTCGTCGATAGCCAGCCACAAGAATGCGGGAACCGCGTCTGAACCAGCTCTTTTCAATGATAGACTTCGTTCCATCGGGGTTCACCTGAGAAATTTGGCGGTTTGCCATTGCATAATATTCTTTGGTAAACTTTACATTAACAACGCCGCTTGTTGTCAAAAGTGAAATAGAAGAACGAGTATCATTTTTACCAATTACCGTACCAATAATGCGATAAATTTTATAAACAGGAATTTCTCTACCATTACGTTTGAAATAATAATCAACATCCGCTTGCGGCGACAGATTATTAAAATCAACAATTCCATATTTATTCTTATCTACATTAATTAATTCATGCGGATGATAATAAAAGCACAAACTATCCATTTCCCAAGAAGAAATGTTACCCGCAGCATATTTATTCCAGCACTCTATAAATAGCGCTTCATTCATAGCTGCTAATGTTTCTTCTTGATGTTCCTTTAACCATTCTTTTGCTTTTGCCATTACTGAATCATAAATCTTTTTCCAAGTATCTTGATTAATGCAATTAATACCATTAACTACATTCAACTTGTTCATATCAAAAAATTCAGAATAGAATTTCATACAAGAGTCATCAAAAATAAAATAAGAACTATTCTTACAATATGCTTTAAGATACTTATTAAAATTAAACACTCTAATTTCAAAATTTAAATCTTGCGGCAACAGATTTTTTTGAATTAACCCATTAAAATTCTGCATTGTAAGTCTTTTCTTAGGTTCAGAAATTTTTGAAATATAATAACCCATGATTGCATAACGTGGTTCAGGATTAACTACTTTTGCCCAGTGCTCATCAAGTTCGTCAAATGCACCAGCCTTAATAAGAGAAATCATAACAGTTTTCTTCATCGGGCAACGATTCATAAAATCAACAATTCCTGTATATGGACGATGATTGATAATTTCACTAATTACATCCATATTTACACCATTCAAACCTTTAAGACCAAAACGAATAATATTATTCTTCACATCTGGCTTAAATCCATAATCAGAATGATTAATATCAACAAGAGAAACAGCAATGCCGCTAGAGCGAATTGCACCGATAGCTTTTGCAAGCTTAATATAATCCGTTCCATTTTCTTTTTCATTCTCTGTTGAATCAGATTCAAGTGAACCGCTATTTACAATCAGACAGGCGGTATTCCAGAAAATAGGATTCCAGTGGGTTGCGAGGTATGCAGTTTGGAACCCGATGAAACTGTAAGAGGTTGAGTGAATATCTGAAAAAGCGTAACCCGTACCCGGACCAACAACGAAGTCCCAGATGTACTGAGCTAGACCTTCATGCTTTGCGGTTGCGAAAATCTGCTCTTTCAAAGCAGGGATTTTATCCATTTTCTTTTTTGAAATAACACGTCTTGCGGCATTTGCGTCTTTTAAGCTAAAACCGCAAATTCTGGTATCCATCAGAACCCGCATCATTTGTTCCTGAGAAATACCAATACCATAAGTACTATTGAGATATTCACCAAGAGCAATCTTATCTTGCTCAGTCAAATGATACTTTGCAGTATCTCGCTCGAACTCTTTATGGTCTGCTTTATATCGACAGAATTTATCCAGCCAAGTTTCTGCCCCTTGTTCAGTTGTCATCAAACGAATCAAACCATTGGTTGCACTTAGCTCTTGCATATTTTGCGGTTTTACTCGCTTTGCACCTTGTCTACCAATATCAGAATCAAGCTGGAACAAATCCAAACTTGCGGCGTTCTGAATTGTATCCCAAGTGCGCTTGTCAGAATTAATTGGGAGTACATCTGGATGAAGATACTTGTTATAAGCCTCCCGTAAACTCAGCTCTGGTTCAATGATGCCATTGTCCTGCATCAATTCAATCGTCTGGATGAGCTTGTCCTGGACGGACGTCACTAATATGTCAAATTTCCCCCCGCCGCAGAACTCTAGGTCATGGAGATCATACTGTGTAATGATCTCACCCGAAGGCGTTTTCATGTAGGCGGTGAACTCAAACGGATCAGAATTTGCGAAGATTACGCCAGATGCGTGACGTCCTCGCCGCGAAATACATCCATCAATACCTTTAATAATTTCAAGCAAGCCAGGATAACGATTTACTTCATTAATAAAAGTTTGAACAGGTTTTCTTCCTTTTGTTTCATTACCATAAATGACATCATTGATACTCCACACAAATCCACGCTCAGATGGAATAAGAGAGGACAGATACTGAGAGGTATCAACATCAATTCCATCTGGATATTCTTCACTGCGATAACCGCGGCAAGCAGTCTGAATTGCGGATTTAGTTGATTCTGTACCAAAAGTGCAAACATAAACTGCACCTAAAGAATCGCGGATAAGCTGATTAGTAATAGACTTATCAAAGTTTTCACCGCGCTCTTTTCGTATTTGGCTCACTATCGTCTGGACTTTGGACGGAGCCACATCTATATCAATATCCTAAAAAATGGACTATCTCTTCATCTTAATTTTTTATTAAGATGGAACGCACTACGATATGGTGCTTATCTCCATATCTCTTAGATTATAAAAATAATCAATTTAGTCTCTACACTTTATTATCAAATATTTTTCCAATAATACCCACGATATTTTTTCCCAAGTCTAATAGCTTCACTTAGATGAGAATTTGAATTACCTTTTAATCCAAAATATATATTAACAGCAGAACGAGCATTAAAAACTCTTATAAGATTTCCTTGCTCATCATACATTCCAACTTTTTTCCCATTTAAAGCTTGTTCGCCTTTTTTGCCATACATTCCATTATCTTTACCTGTATTTTTGCCGATACTATTTTCAGACATCTTCTTTTTACTTTCTTCTGTGTGATGTCTGCCATACATCCCATTTTTTTCGCCAGAGCACACTACTGACATTTTCTGCCTATATTCAGGGGTTTTAGTATAACTTCTGTCTGTATTATTAATACAACTAGAATTTAAATTTTGCCCAGAAGAAATATTATAATAATCTTCTCTTTCGACAGCATGGTAAAAAGCTATTAATTCTTTTTCCTTATCGTAAGCTTCTTGTTCATCTTTTGCAATAAATAATATTTTTCTTACAAAATTTTCTTTTCCATATTTTTTTATTGCAGCAAGAAGGCAATTTCCACTACCAAGATAATCGTCATCTATTGAACCTTTATGTTTTCCAATATATTTTTTTCCATTAATTAAGTTGGTAGTTTCATAAACAAAGTAGTCCATAATAATTCTCCTTTTAAAATATTATTTTTATTTCTTTCAATAATATTTTAAAATTCGATATAGTTATTAAACGACCTTTGCCAAATTTTTGATAATCTTAGCACGGTATTCCCAAGCTATCTTTATACAAAGACCTAGGGTTTCTTAGTCAGTTGATTCGAGTATTTAAAAAATACCTTATTTCACTGATACCGTTAGCAGCAATTTCTTGCCACACCCTTTAGCAAGGTTCACGTTCTTTTTTTACAACTGAGCAATATTGATAGTTTACCCAGTTCGGTCGTGTCCTGGTTCATATCACGTTCTCCACTGTCACCAGTGGTATAGACTATATCTTATTCTTCTATATTTTCAATCAAATAACCATAATAATAAGGATTTTTACAACTTGGACGTCTTTTAATTTTTAATGA